CTTCCAGATACTGTTAAAAAAGCTGCTGAATTTGTTTGAAGCCTAACATTAGAAATTGTTGAAGTTCCTGCGCCTGTCATGGTCAAATTACCTGTAATAGTAACAGTTGGAGTCCAACCAGCGGAAGCTGACCCAATCACATCTACTCCAGGAGTTACAGTGACATCTTCAGTGACGCTATCTCTTAGGTATATCTTATCTCCTGATACGGCATCAGCCATAGCTGAAGCTAGGGTGGTATGCGTGCCTTTAGCTACTGTATTTGCGACTATGAACTTGTAAGGCCCATAGCTATTTGTCGAAACTGCATGTGTTAATGCCATATTATGCTCCTTGCCATACCCCTTCATGTCCTCCAATACAACACCAGCATGTATCCGAAGCTCGGTATGTGAGCCTTACGGAGTCACCTTGCAATGTGCTTGTCATAGTACCCCCTGCACTAGACACAATTTGTCCCAATCGTATGATCTGGCTTCCTGCTGCCTGAATAGTTAATATCTGAGTTGTATCCACGAAGAATTCAATGGTATCCCCTTGAGTAGGTGAAGCCGGCAGTGTTCCTGTAGCTGTACCTGTGATAAAGTAGCCATTCTCTTTAAGTGGTGAGAAGGCGCCTGATGTATCGCTCCATGTAAAGCCTGAGCCTGTCACTGCTATAGTGATAGAGTTACTAGCATTGGTAATGGAGATACCAGCTCCTGCTGTAAGTGTCGCAGCTGCGGGTGTTCCTGCTGTGCTACCTATGATAAGCTGGCCATCAGTAGCCAAGGCTGTAATCACTGGAACACCTGTTGCTCCTGTAGTGAGAACTCCTCTATTAGCTGTAGCCAAGCCTGCTACCACGTTAGCTGATGAGCTATAAAGCAATTGGCTCACTGTAGTAGTAGAAGGATACGTAGCTGTAGACCAAGTAGGATCAGCCCCTGTATTTGTCTGAAGTACCTGACCTGTAGTTCCCGCACCTAACTGTGTTAATGTAGCTGTACCCGCACCGATCTGAATAGCATGGTTAGTAAGCCCTGTAAGCTGAGTAGTGAGAGTAGATCCCGCACCCGATATAGTAATGCTTCCTGTGCCCACAGTATTGATATTATTAGCTACTGGAGCTATAGCCCCGCCTGAGTTACCAGTTAAAGTCTTGAGGAACCCTGTAGTTGCAGCTGATACGAAGCCATTCGCATCTACTGTGAAGTCCGCAGAGTCGAATACGGCAAGTCCTACTTTAGTGGCATCCGTACTAGCTATAGCCTGAGCTTTCTGTACATTGACAGTAAGAGTACTTACAGAACCTGAAGTGGTCACTGGCGAAGTCCCTGCTACTGTAGAGGCACCTAGGATATTCCAGTTACCTGCAGTAGGACTAAGTGCTCCTCCTGAGTTACCAGTAATTGTGTTCCCAACTCCTCCACCTGCTGTAGATACAAAACCATTCGCATCTACTGTGAATTGTGCGGAGTTGAAATTAGAGAGCCCTATCTTAGTAGCATCAGCTGCTGCTATAGCCTGGCTCTTCTGAACATTGATAGTGACTACATTGGTAGCTCCCGTGCTCTGTATAGGATTCGTACCTGCTGCAACTACGGCAGTAAGGATATCCAACACATGAGCTGCGGGAACTGCGGTACCTGAATCCGTGACATATGAGGTGGCCACAGAAGGAGGTAATATAGCTGCGGGTATCTTGAAATAGCCTGCTTGACTCATTATTCCCCCCTGGCGTACCAGCCTTCGATATACAGTGATCCTGTAGTCGGAGCTGAGCTATATTTGATGTAGAACTGTGTCCCTAGTCCAAGTAATAGGTTATCTATCACATTGGGAGGTCCAGCATTTGTAGCTATGTCATACAAGGTGAACGAATAGGCAGGCACGAATAAGTTATTCGTAGTGCCATCGAATGATATGAACATGTCGCCATCAGTGTTATTAGTAATCTTGAAGTACCGCCAATTGTGAGTTAGCGGGCTTCCAAGTGTTGTATATGAATTAGTTATGCTTCCATTAGCCACCGATAAGATGGCATCTGCTCTTGCTACGGCCATGATTCCCCCCTAGGATTTAACTATTTGCAAAGACCGTAAGCTCTCAAGGCTGCAATTGCTCCTTGTAAACCTAACGCAAGCTGATAGATATCATTTCGAATTGTAGCTGCATCATTGGCATAAACCATTAAGTCTGTAAAATCAGCAATAGTGCCTGTTGAACCGCCAGAAGTTACGTTATTAGTAATAGCTCCTTGTGTCTGCTGTACCGCTGCTGTAGTACCGAAGAAGCCTAGTGTTCCTGTAGAAGCTAGCATATTAATAACATGAACTGCTGCCCCTGTTCCCAGGTTAATAGTACCAGCTCGTGTTGCCCCTGTACCCAATACGTTCACAGTGTAAGTACCTGCTGTACCTGCCCCTGCCATGATATTAAGTGTCTGGTCAGCTCCAGGTGTAGCCCCGCTCAATAAATTCACTGTATTGGCTTGTGTAATAGAAGCTGCACTAGCAATGTTAATTGTCTTAGCTGCTGCGTTAACTCCATTACCTAGGCTTACGGTTGTGACTCGTGGGTTATCGCCTAAAGCTAGTACTCCTGCTCCTGCTGTACCTGCACCTGACAAGATATCTACTGTAGCGTTAGCTCCACTAGCTCCGTTAGCTATCTGTACTGTTAAAGCTCCTGAGTTAATGCCATCTGCGATACCTACAGCCGTGGCAGTAGTTGCCGAAGCTAGGGTGGTATTGCCTGTAGATGTAAGTGTTGTAGAAGCCACGGTATTAGGCGTAGTAGTTCCTAATCCTGGAGGAGCTGCGAAAATAGCTGCATCCAGTGATCCTGCTGTGGCTGGTGATACGTAAACGTTCGTAAGTACGCCAGCTTCTACTTCTGTGACAGTACCTGCTCGTACGGTTGTGTTCTGAACTTGCGGATACTCTGGTGGGTAGCCTGCATATGATAAAGGGTTAGCGAATAAGCCCATATTTCCTCCGTTTGCTGTTGCAAAGAATTTAAGTTAGTGTTATCCTTTAGATAAAAGGAGATATTAAAAATGGAAAATTTTTTAACTTATGCGATAATTATAATTCTAATGTTTGCCACTAGTGACTAAGTTCATCGTCAAGTTCTTCCATAGCTAAAATGAAAGCTATAGGGTTCTTCCTAGACATAGTTGCCCGTCGAAATAATTGACGTGCATTCGGGCTAGTAAGTAATTTGTTTAAAATTTTAAAGCCAAGGTGTACTCCTACAGTAGTAGGAACTCCTAAGAAATGTGCTCCTATTGCTGCTGCTGCAACCTTTTTGCTAGCGAATATTGAAAGTAAGGCTTTGGAGTTAAGACCTAGGTTATCGAGTATGAACTTCTTCCAGGCTTCAATTTTAGCATTCTCTGGGTAGTCCTTATCTGCCATGCGCTTTAATGTCTTCTTACCTTCTTCTAAGGTAGTCTCCTCTCTTCTATTTAGATCCTGCTCTCTCTTCTCTTTGAATAGCTTAGTGGTAGCCTTATCTTCTTCTTTAAGCTTAGTTATCTTCTGCTTCTTTTCAGCTTCGAATCTCTTAGCTATCCTCTCATTGGTGGCCTTAACCTCTCTAAGCTTCTCAGTGTTATATTCATATGCCTGCTTAATGATATCATGCCCTTTCTTAGTGGAACTCTTCTCAGGTAAATTAGAGATCAAATCCTTCTGATATTCAAGTACTTCCGCTCTATTGCTCAAATCCTTGAAGAATAGAACGGCTTCCTCTCCACCTTGAGCCCTGATATTATTCACTGTAGCTTTATCTCTCATGAAGTTATCAAGCTTCTTGAGGTCAATATGCCCATCTTTAGTCTGGATAGATTCAACCATGTCATTGAAGCTCTGGTTCTCAAGGTAATTTTCTACCTGTTTCCAGTTAGGGCTATCCTTGAAAGCTTCACGCACTAATTTCTGCCCTTTCTCTGACTTCCATAAGTTCAATGTCTTACTTGGGCGAGTTCCATTAGTGAAGGAGCTGCTTAGCTCATTAACTACGCCTTCTTTCTCTATCCGCCTCTTAGCTGCCAAATTATGCGGGTTCTTGGATTCAACTATATCTTCTGCTATTTGCTGTGCGTCTTTACTTAAGTACTTCTTGATCTCTCTGAGCTGCTTTCTTCCCTGCTTCAAGTTACCTTCTTGCAACTTCTCTAGGATCTCGCGCTCTACTTGTTGGTATTGTGCGGGTGTTAGCGTAGCCTTCAGGTTCTGCAATGTAGTAGGATTCATGATCTGTGCAGCTATCTTCTCACCTGCCTCTGTGGTTCTAATTCTTCTAATGGCATCAGAACCATACTTCTTAGCAACCCTGGCATGTTCCTTCTCTGCTAATTCAAATGCTGCTAATGCATCAGGAACTTCAGCTAGGCCAGCACGTATCTCAGCCTTCACATCTTTAACTATTCCCTTTAATACATTCTGAACTGTAGGTTCTAAAGCTTGGAAGTCAATGATTTCATTAAGCCTAATACCTAGTTCCATCATTTGTTCTACGGATACATCTTTGGCAGATACTATATTTACTATCTCACCAGCTGCATCTTTCTCAATGCTGTATCCTAGATCCTTCAAGCTTCTCTCTAGTGTCTTGATAACTTGGTCATATCCTGGTGGCTTAGTCTCAAGTCTGGACACATGCTGTAACTTATCTAATATCTTGTTACCTAGCTCTATAGGAGCTACGAATATCTGCTTGGCTTTATCCTTAGCTTGGTCATAGAACGGCTTATATTCAGCTTTCTCTTTCTTAAGTCCCTGTTCTATATCCTGCTTTATACCCGTACCTAGCTCTTCTTCAGTGAATGCCCTAGTAGCATATTGATCTATTCTATCTTCAACTCCAGTCTTAGCTAAGCTTTCAGCCTCTGCTGTGAAGTCAATATCTGGTGCATAAGGCTCGGATAATGCTACTGCTTCCTTGTTAACTCTCTGAATTGTATCAGGGGATATCTTCCTTGTTCTCAGATCTGTAGGTGAAATAGGTTCAACTTTAGGTATGAAGCCTTCAAATGCGACACCTGGTTTAGCTTCACCTGCTGCTAGTCCACCTGCTCCTGGAGCTCCTGGTGGTAACTGCCTGCCTAGTGTAGGTCTTAATCCTGCTTCTACTGGCTTAGCTGCTTCTAATGCTGCTATCTCTTCTGCATTACCAACATGAGGCTTAGCTTTAAAGCCCTGTCCTACTGCTTCTAATGGCTCCTGTTCAAGTATCGACATAGCCTTGGCAGCTACCCTCTCTGGAACAGTGAAGTCCTCACCAGAGGCCCGTAATTCATTCATAATGCCATTCAGCACTTCAAATGAAGGCTTTCCTTGTTTAGCTGATGCAAATAGTAACCTGTCGGCTAATACTGCTGATCCACCTATAGCTTTAAGACCTGCATCTAAAGCTGCCCATGCTGCACCATGTTCTAATAAGTCTTCAGCTGACGGCATCTCGCCTTGGAAAGCTTTCTCTGCTGCCCTTCCTGTAGCTCCTGCTGCCCCTACGCCTAATATTTCAGCTAATGAGCCTAACTGCCTGGTGAATACTGGGCTCTTGCCTGCGAGCTTTATAAGTGGTCCTGTGAAGGTATTAATAAGCTTGCTATAAGGGAGGAATGATCCTATAACTTGCCCTCTTTCGAATCCTGCTTGCTCACCTTCTGTATGCTCTAATCCTATCCCTTCTGAGAGTCCTAATGAAGCTCCTGATATTGCACCTTTTCCTAGTCCAGTAATGAACTCCTTATTTACTTCAGGTAACTCAGCTGCCTCTTCTTCTGGAAGGAATTGTGCTGCCTTAGTATTTAATCCTTCACCTTTCTCTCGTGGCTTACCATGCTTCTTAAGGTAATCAGACTCAATCTTATCTATTTGATATTGATTCGGATTCTTACTATCCTTGTAAGCTATTCTTTCATATATTTCATTAGGAGTATACCCTGCATCTAAAGCTTTACTAACTTTATCTGAATATTCAGGATTAGTTTTGAGCCTTTGAACAATTTCATCTTCACTATATCCAGCTCTGAAAGCTTCCTGTAAGGGTGAACTCATAAGCCAAATTCCTCAAATGAAGGTTTAGCTTTCTTAGAAGGTGTAACAGTAGATTTAGCCTCTTGAACTGTATCAATAATGGCATCAATGATACCTTCTGTTTCCTTATGAAATTTATCAATTACAGCCTGAGGAGGAGCACCACCATATTCTTCATATAACCTAACTTCATCCCCAGCTCTAGCATAAGCTTGATCTAATAAATATTTAGATGCCTTAATCTTACCTTCTCTCGTAGAAGCTGATTCTGTAGGTTCAACTTTAAATTGATCAGATATCCATTGAATTTTCGCTATAGGAATTTGTCCTACTGGATTGAAAACCTTTAATACAGGCTTAATTAAAGTAGTAGCTAAAGCTTTTAATTCTGAAGCTTTTGCACTAGGAAATACATATGATGATAATCCCCTTGAAGTACTTAATTCACTGGATATCTTTTCTACTTCACCTAATGTTGATCTTAGATCCCTTAATTCAGGAAGTGTCTCTGTCTTTGTTTTAACATAATGTGTAGCTGAAAGTTCTTGAATCTTCTTCTCAGCTGGTGATAAAGCAGCTGCTTTAGGAGGTTTCAATTTCTCTTTAAGTAAGCCTTGTGCTGTCTTCAGATCTACTACACCTTTTAAGCCTTGTGCTTGATCTTCAGGTAATTCAAGTTGATCAATAATGGCGTCTGCATCAGCTCGCTCTTTCTTTAATTTTTCCTGTTCTTTCGTGTGCTTTAGATCAGCTTGCCTTTTCTCTTCTTTGAACTTCTCTACACCCATTACATTTTCGAATAATTTCTGCTTACTTTCTTTCCCATATGTCTTGGTGTTCAAAATAGCCTGCATTATATCTTCGCCACTAGCCTGTGGTCCTAATTTAGCTACTGCATTCTGCAAAGCTTTCTCATCAGCATTCTTCTCATATGTCTCATTTATACCAGTTAATAAGTTGCTAATGGATTGGCCTAGAGCTAAAGTCTTGGCATTGCTACTTTCGGGAATTACTGTAACCATATATCTCCTAACCTGCTATTGCTGCACCAGTTTGGGCACCTAATGCGCCACCTTTTAAGGCTCCTGTAACTATACCTGCTGGACCACCAGAAGCTCCTGCAAAGCCTCCTCCTGTAGCACCAACTACTGCCCCTGCTGCTGGAAGTATCTTATTCAATAAGGACTCAGGCTGTGCTATATTCTCTACTGTCTGCTTACCATATGCCGTGTTGACACCTTGTATCTTATTAGCTTTCTGCTGCTGCTTTGCATTATATAGAAGCTCTGCCATGTGTGCTGCGAAGTCACTACCTGCTTTACCGAAGGCTCGCTCTTGTCCTGAGCCTCCTACCTGTCCACCAGCTATGAACTTCTCCTGAAGTGCAGGTAATACATTCTCTTGGAAATTCTTCAAAGCTGGCTTACTCACGCCTTCTTCAAATTCAGACTGGTTAAATCCACCGAAGATATCAGCGAATGGCCCTGTACCCTCAGTGAGTCCTTGTCTTATGAGAGCTTCAAGCTCTTGCTGCATAGGAGATAAAGTACTTAATGTCTTAGTCTTAATTGCCATAGTTCCTCAAGGCTTAGTATAATATAAAGTTACATATCCAGAATAACTAGAGTAGTTGTAACCATTAGATGTAATTGTTACGTTAGTTCCATTTCTTATTATTGATAAGTTCTGTGTGGTATCTGCGAAATTAAGATTAGGAACCATTACGGATATCTGGCCAAAGTTAAGAACACATTGCATATCTACTACAGTGAAATTGCCTGAGATAGGCACAGTTATAGAGTTCACAGTATTACCTACTGTCCACATTACTGTAGGTACAGTTATAGTCCAAAGATATACATTCGTGACCCATACGATACTTGTCTGCCTTTCCTTGTTGAAATAGCTTAGGTCATCTATAGTAGTGTTCATCGAGTTAGCTACAAGGATATGCTGCTGTTGCAGCTGGTATTGAAATTGCTCTTTCTCATCCTGCTCTTCGTTCTGATACTTCTGCCATGAGAAGTTAGGCTGCAATTTCGCCATTAGTTGAAGATCCTTCCTGCGGGCTTCATATGCAAGTTAAAGCCGTGGATATAGATAGGCTGGTTCAAGTTTCCACCTGCGAAGTCAGCTGCATTCTGATAGAACCTTATAGTATGTGACTTACCTACTGCTCCTACATAGATACGCTTCCATACCTTAGTCTGCATCTGAGAGCTCATGGCATCAGTAGGAGTGAATATGATAGTAGATTCCTGGTAGAACCCTGCATAAGCTCCTGTGTTATCTATGTACATCTCATCATTAAGATAAAATTGAACCCTGAGTGTAGAAGTAGCATTTGCAGTGACTAGGATCTCAATGAATCCGAATCTACATAGCTGCCCTTGCTCAATGAATGGGTTGAAGTTCTTCGATATAGCATTCATCAATACAGGAGTGGTGTCATCGCCCATGGTGTTCCCATCATTAAGCTGATACACTTTGTCAAATTGATCTCCTGCCAAGTCAATGCGGGAGTTCTTAGATATCTCATAGCTTCCCCAGGTATCATCAATAGAGCTCCAGGTATCATATATAGTTCCCCATGTAGGCACATTAACAACGCTACCATAACCAAGACAGCTGAAAGGAAATTGATATATTGCATAGGTATTATCCAGGTAGTTGAAGGCTAAAACATTGTCGGATGCAGTTACAACAGATTGGGATAATGGCAAGCTATTGTAACATAGCCAGCCTTCTTTAATGTCATCGAATCGTTCTCCATAGCACTGGCCTATACTGTTCTGATTCAAGTAAGGTACGGGGATCTGCAAGGCTAGTGCATAGGGATCAGTGAAGTCAGGGATCTGGTCATCAACACGCTTCACATTGACACCATCGGAACCCACAATGGCATACTTACCTACTGTCGAGATCCAGGAGTTATAGTTAATGGTGCAATATGGAGCATCACAAGACCAGGTATTGTTAGTACTATCCCATCTGAAGGGAGATACTGTATCTTCTGTATATCGGAATACTCTCTCTGAGTTAGCGAATCTTACTACCAGGTCAGTATTGATAAATCCTATAGCTACTATAGGCTCGCTGGTAGGTGCGGGTAATTGCTCATTATTGGTGAAGTTAAGAGGGAAGCCTGGTGTGCTCCACCATATGTAGTTATCCTGGATGACACCATTAGCATTTACATTGATAAGAAGAAGCCTCTCTCTGTTTATGATAACATGAAGGCATGATCTGATATAGTATGTAGGCTTGCCATTGGTGTAAGTCATTACCGCAGCTGCTGAGGAGATATTGGTATTCAAGAAGTGAACTGTAGTGCCATCATAATACATGATAGGATCTACGGAATTCGTAAAGAAGGCATAGTCTTGATAATTACATAGGGAGAAGAAATTAGAGAATGTTCCAGTAAATAGGTCTCCATATGTAATGAATTGGGAATCGAAATAATTTCCATTTGCAGGTGCAGCACTGAATGTTATTGTATACGCACCAGTAACATAGTTCACACTTCCTGATGTAACGCTAGCACCTGTAAGGCTACCAAATCCGTTATCTGTCACTGGGTTGCCATTTACTGTCCCTGTAGAGTTGAATTGTGTCCATTTCAATGTTCCTGGTAAGAATGGAGCACCAGCAAGAGTTCCTGAGAATACTACAGTAGCACCATCACCAGTTATAATAGCTGATTGAAAGTAGTCATGTTGTAATTCTTCTATATTCTGAGTGATCTGAAGCTGATTACTGAGTACGGCGCTTGTGATGGGTATAACCTTGCCTACGCGCTTCTCATCGAATACTAGGACATCTCTGCCACCACTTACTTGATAATACTGCTTGATGCCCATGATAGCAGTAAGGCTAGTAGGATAGTAATCATAAGCGATATATACCACTCCATATGTTCCTCCTGGAGGAGCTGTAGGAAAAGTTAAACTATATGCTCCTGTACTTACATTTATTGTTCCATATAACCCGCTAGGTATCGTTCCTAAATTAATTATTGGTGCTGTGCCATCACTAGTATAGGTCATTGTATATTTTGAACTACCAAATACATGTTCTGCATATACAATAATATTTTCTGTGGTAGGGAGATGAGAAAGTGTTCCAGTAAATGTAGTTCTTGCCCCATCAGGTGATTGAGTTGTAGCTTCTATTGTCCTATTGCAGAAGTTAGCATATAATGAATACCCCAATATCTTCTCTAAGACTCCCCTATAAAGATGCGCATTTATCATGACTTGGAACGCATCTCTAGGTAGAAGCCATGGTTCTAAAGCTTCGTTAAATCCTGATCGGTAGTTATAGATAGGAAATACTTGATATTCTTTCATTAAGGTGTATAATACTGAACTAAATAGTTACAAAGGTTATCACTACTACCTCTACATTTAGCTCTTATTGCATACGATGAAGTAGTTAAGTTAATATTAACGTTATTAATATTAAGTGAACTTACTGATCCATCAACTAGGGGAATATTTACAGATCCATTGAATGATGAAAATTGAATATATGCCCATGTGGCTGAAGTCTGAGACTGAATCCATAGAGTGCCGAATGAGTTAGCAGGAACTGTAACCACTGTGACTGTGCTTCCACTAGTCTTCTGAATTGTGACTGTACCTGATGCCATATAATTGTAAACTGGTGTAGTCTGAAGGAATAGATCGCCAAAGGTATCACTCTTAAACTTAGGTACTGAGTTAGCACTTACAGAACACACATAATATTGGCCATTGGTACTAGCAGGTAAGGCGGGATTCGCAACCTTGTTAGGCATGGAAGCCTGTAAGTGGTAACAAGATGCAGGAGCATTTGCCACATAATTATGTTCCTGACCTATGAATTGAGGAAGTAAGGTAAAGTTCGTATTTATGATAGGCTGTGATGCAGCTATAGTTTGGTTCACTTGTGGCACATTAGGTGTGTAAGTCATGAGATCTCCTAGAATGTAGGAACTGAACGTTGATAAATATATTCTTCATAAGTATCCTGGATACATATGTTCTTGAACCTGTTGTACTCAGGTAAGTACTGGTCATACTGATCCATCTGGTTAAAGAGCTTGAATCTATGCAATGCAGCACCCAAGGCAATGAGTGGCCCTAAATCAGGGCGAAATGGCACATCTGTATAATTCAGAAGGCTTTGAGGTATCTGAATCCCTTCCATAGTTATGCGGTAAACTTGGTCAGGCACAGGCCTAAGTACAAAAATATTCTGTGAAGCTAGGTCACTAGGTGTCGAGTCCAACAGAGGGCTTTGCGGGTAGTATAGGATAGCTTGAGGTCTTAGTGGCATATAAGTGTAGTTAGAACACGTAATGCTCGCATTGGCCACAGGAATCGTTTTAAATGCCAGTCCTGAGACAGTACCAGTTGTGTAGTCAATAGTACCTGCCACTGATCCTGTATTATTAAGTGGTGACACCTGAGTAAATGCACCCGCACCATTGTCTTGTACTACTTGCGTGCCATCAGTGACGTACACACTATAAGGCAGCACAGGATAGGCTGAAATAGTGAAGCTATAAGAATTATTGGTTCCATCTGCCGTTGCCACCTGTTGCTTGTTAAGTTCTTCAGGGTAATCTTGAAAGAAGGTGTCAGGATCTATATACCAATCTATAGGCCAGCCATCAGCATAGGCTACAGGATTCACTGTCTGGAAGCCTACAGGAGCTAAGTACTGATCTACTCCTGCCTGGCAGAAGAATTGATATTCTGAGTACCCCCAGAATATCTTAAGTTCTTTAGGTAGAACATATTGATAGAAGTAATTAATGAGATTCACACATTGCTGATCTGAGTACATGGAAGTATCAGGGATACCCGAAATGGATCGAAATTCATCTATGATAGTTCTAAGTGTCCAAGCAATTCCTGTGAAATCTGTCATTATGCCCTCTCACATAAGAAGTGCGACTTATACCCAGCAACATATACTTGAGGTATGCCATCAGCATTTTTCCTATATTTCTCAATATTCTCTCTGCATCTTTCTAAGTTACGAATCACTTCCACTGGCAATGTGTACTTGTGTCCATCAATGAGTGTGTACATCTTGAATGGGCATGTAGCACTAGAGAAATGAAATTCGAGTGGCTGCCCTGGATCTCTCTGATTCCTAAATACGATAGTTTCCATAGGAGATATCTCTCTTACTGCAACTACTTGATCTACCTGCATCTCTTTAGCCACTTCATCAAGTGGTAAATTAGCAGGTCCTGTAAGGTGCTCTTCTTGTAATTGCTCTATAGGCACCTTCTTTTGCTTTTTAAATACCATAAATTCTCCGAGTTAAGAGGAGGGGTATTAACCCCTCCCTGTGATGTTACCAACCTGTAGGTGTGGAATAGAACGCTTCCCAATACATGATATTGGTGTTAGCTCCAACTACTGTGGTACCAAGTGTAATACCTTCATAACCAATGTCATACTGATTACCAGCAGGTTGACCCTGGGTAATAACTTGACCTGTTACTGGGTTAAGCACTGGTGCTGTAGGTGGATAAGAGATCTGATTAGCAATACCACCAGAAGAATAGGTACCAAAACCTATTGTATTCACGGGGTTGCCAAAGAGATCGTACAAGCTGAATGTAGCAGTTGTACCGCCTCCAGCAGTGTAGTTACCTACAATGTATCTATTTGTGTTGACTTGTGTCATTCCTACAACTTGAGATAGCGTTACGATCATGCCGTTAGCCAAATTCAATGTGTTGGTAGGTGCTCTTACGCTTACTGTGACTACGCCTGGGTTGGCATTAGTGATACCAGTAATTGTATATTGTGTGCTCTGCCAGTCAGCACCTAGAATAACAGGAGTAAATCCGTTACTAGTTGCTACTGTGGTTACAGGTGCACCATTTGTATAAGTCTGAATTATTGCATAGGCTGAAGGTACAACATTGTTATACCATTGTGCAGTTCCAACAGCAGGAGTTGCAGAATCTGCCAATAATACAGAATAGTTAGTGATTTTGAATACATCAGGTACGAAACCCAATGCCAAACTCACAGCTGCTCCTGTGCTGGTAAAATATCCGTTTCTATATTGACTCATTTATTCTACTCCTATTATAGGTTTTCAGTTGAAAGAAGACGTGTGATCCAGTTATCATTAAGCAAGCGAGTTGCGAAAGGATACTTATAACCTACTGAGCCTCTTTGGTTTAAAGGATCGCTAGTTCCAGCAGAACCTAATGGTTTTACAATGAATTCCGCTTCTTTCGATCCAAGTTTTACAACTCCATATGCTTCTTGTCCGAGGATAATAGAGTTATAAATAGGATATGAACCAGATGAGTCCGCGTATCCATTAGTAGATAGTAACCAGCGAACGTTATTAGTAGATCCCCACTCAGCTTCTAGTGCATCCATAGGATTAGGATAGTTAGCAGCTGATAAGAAGTCCGCGCAAGCTTCTAAGTCATTCTGGATATTTACATCCATGAATCCCCAGTAACTAGATCTAACTGGACTAGTTGCAAATCTGTTTTCACCAGGAATTGGTTTAGTCATTAAGCGTGCATTGCCTAATCTAAGTGCTTTTACCGCAGTTTTAATATCTGGTGTTGTGATTTCTGTAGGAGTTTTAGAATTTGTACCATTAGTACAATAAATAGCCGAAGCTGTTGCCACCATCATATTGCGAATTAAAGTGTCAAGAGTAAGCCCTAATTGCAATGAAAGTACACGTGTAGCTTCATTAAGAACTCTATCCTGTACAGTAAATTGAACTTGGTCAGTAATTACGACAAAGTTTCCGTACCACTTAATTTGTGTTGAGAAGTCAGTAACGGAAAGTGAATCCCCTGGAGGAGTAGTTCCATCCTGAATTGGAACAGTAGCAGCTGTAAGAGTGCTGTACCGTCTGAATATCATCTGATCGCCAGAATTAAGAGGAATAGTTCTCTTCTGTGCGAACATATCATAGATGTAGTAAGGTCTTGCTAAAGTAAGTAGAAGCCTATCGAAATAAGTTCTAACTTCTGGTGGGACCTGTGAAGTTGTTGTGATGTTAGCCATATCAACCTGTTAGTTAGATATTCGCTAAGTTCTTCGCAGCTATCTTCATGAAATCTTGATCTGACATGTTAGCGTAGTAATCAGCGGAACTAAGTTGTCCCTGACCTCCTACACTAGCAAGAGTTTGAGGCTTATGAGCATTATTCAATGCGCGCTGGCCATTCCCATTCTCATGGGGGAAATTAGCTGGTGCAGGTTGCATTGTAGCCTTGCTGTTAAGCTCAGCTAGTAGATAAGCTGCCTCATAAGGATTAGAAGCATTCTGGATCATCTCAGCGAAGATCGGGTTTTGTGATGTTAATTGCGGTACGTGCTGAGTCACCATCTTGTTCCAGTCTTGCCTCACTGCTTTTGTCTCAACTGCTGCAAGGGCATCTTTGAATTCAGAGCGAATCCTTGTATTCTCTTGCTGTACTTGCTCAAAAGCTTTACGCACATCCCTAGGATCTTCCCAATCTAATGCTGCATAGGCATCTTCTTGCTTGATCTGAGGAGCTTGCTGAGGTGCTGGTTGGATCTGCAAAGCATTGCGATTTAGAGCCTCTGCCTGGCCCTTCCAATATTCTCGCTCTTCTTTAAACTTTGCTGCCTCTTCACGTAATGCCCGAAAGTTAAGTTCCTTATCGGACAATTTCCCCTGATCGGCGACATCGGAGCTTTGAGTTACGCCCGTATCTAACGGATCACCGACGAGTTGATCCACATTTACGTCATTGTATGAGTTATACTGCATTGGTTGCGACTCAGGGAATAACTCGGACCCTGGCCGTGACATATCTATTTCTTCCATAATTTCTCTGGTGATGTACTCGGCGACAGTACAGGTTACGCCCGTGCTAAGCTAATAGGATAGATCCTGACTTAGCTGCTGCTTTTCCTATAGATTCAGTGACATCTCTAGCATTTGTACTTAATTCCGCGTCACTGAGTGGCACGTCATAAGGCAAGCATAGATCCGTCTCTACTGATAGGATACGTTCAGCATGTGACCATTTAAATACTAGGACACCTACCATAGCTGCTGGGGGCCTCTTAGCTATGACCTCCCATCCTGCAACTACTGCGTGGTTGTGCTTTGTGTGAGGCTTAGCTGCATAGCATATCCAGAAGTCACGTCTCAGTGTCTTAGAATATATCTCTGCAAGCCTCTGGGCATCTGTCCAGCAATCACTAGCCATGGGTTCCCTAGTCTCACCCATCTCTTGTTGACCACTGTTTCTCCTCTCACCTATACATGTGGTAAGGAGATCTAAGCCCATTGATATTGCCTAAATTGAGAATGTGCCATGCCGAAGTCTTTGTCATTGCCTCTTTTACCAGCAAGTCCATAAGCTTCATCCATTGCTTCATTCTTCATCTCATAGACACCTGACTTCCAATCCATAGCTACACCTTCTGGAGTAGTCTCTGATTGATGACTAACCATAGGCTGCCTTTCATTGTCATGTTCCATGCTTTCGAATCCGCCTTGACGGCCACTAGGATTCTCTTTCATTATCCCCTCCCTTTGGGTTTCTGTACGCTCTTGTACTTCTTCTTTATAGAGCTAGGTGAATTAGCTCTGTCAGCCTTCTTGATCGCTGACCTTGCCTTAGTTAAGGCACTCGTCTTCTTTTCCATTTGTACCTTTCTCAGTTTTGCCAGGCTGGTACTGAGTTACCTTTAAAGGATACCCACCCTTGGTGAATATCTTATCCGTATCCTCTTCCTTCTGTACCAAACTTTGCACTTGGAAGTAACGTGTTCTGCAATTCTCTAGGATTCTCATACACAGCTTTGCCAGGTTGTATACCTTGCCATTTCTCCCAGTACTCATGTTGAGCTCTCTCTTTAGCTATGGCTTTATCTATTTCTGTAGAGTGCCGTGATCCACTCTGGTGTGATTCCGTATCTTCTTGCCTGCTCTTCCCCTGAAGCTGTTCCTGTGCCCATACTCCTGGAAGAGGATGGAACTTGGGGTTGTACGAGTTCTCCTGACCTGGCTGAGGCTTCAATGTATTCAGCGGTGCATTGCCCTTCATGTATGATTTCCTCTTGTCCCAGCTGCGAGTGGTGCACTTCCATCGTTGTGTCCGTGTGCATAGTTATAAGCCTGTTGGTGCTGCTTCTGCTCGTTGTGCATCATAAATTGCATGTCACTCATTACATCGCCCTGTGAGCCTTGCTTTAAAGCTGGTGGCATACCTGGTAGCCTGCCTTTCTTTACAGGTCCTACTACTGCTTGGTAGCCACCCTCACCTTGGTAGAGATTAGCTGTCATAAGTACTCTCGCTAGTCATTGTCTCGTAGATCACATAGATATCTTCTACATCAGGTTCAGTATCAAAGCCACAGTACGTAACTTCAATATTGGCTACCTCCATCATGGTGTAGATCCGAAGTGAATACCTTCCATGTAGCTCATATGGATATCAGGCTCAATCATGTCATATTTATAAGTACTTCTTCCGCAGTTGACCTCATATTCAAGCATTTCCCTTGAGTGGGGTTGCCTACCATTTAGATCAAGCTGTGTTGCCCAGCTAGGCTCTAGCTCTTCATATATCCCGTACATCTCTACCTCTCATGTCCATACTGTGTATTGTAATCTCTACTCATATGCCGTATGATATGAGCCTTGACTTGCTCTTTAGCTTGCTTGTGTCTCATCTGCTCGTGTTCCATATGCTCTTTCATTGGTCCACCTGCGTTATAATTCGCCTGTACTCTTCTATGATATGGCAGAGCTTCATCTGCGGTCCTAGCCTGGTTATAATGCTGTAGATCCTTGCCAGCTTGTCGCATGTCATCTTGTCCCGCACCTACCTGTCCCCAGCCATCATTATTCATTAAGTCTCCTTAACTGCGGGCTGTGGCACTACCGTATCCGCAGAAGCTAGTCTCTGCTCTTCTTCTATGCCTCGTATGATATCCAGATATCTAGCTGCATTGTTGATATCTATCTCATCCATTTCCTTCTGAGCTCTCACGACATTGAGTACTCCCCTAGATCTCTCTTCCTGGGCAGCTGCTAATCTCTCTTCACTCAAGGCTGCATCATACTTAATTCTGCTGAGCCTTTCCTCGCCAAGTGCTACATCTCCAAAGGCTTTAGCTTTAAGCAATTCATTGATCTGCTGCTTATCTTCAATCTCTTGCTGTGCTTGAGCTTCTGCTGCCTTCTGATCTGCTTCCATCTGAGCTTGTAAAGGTTTAGACAATGGATAAGGTGATAGTGACCACAAGATCTTATCTGATACTTCTACGCCACCTTGCTTCATAGCCCAGGCTTGCATAAATGCCTGCTGTCTCTGGTTGTCAGTCATCACATCTTCTACTAAGTCAATGTCATACTCTAGGAAGGAATTGCTGTAGAACTCAGGTGTAGGCTCTGACTTAATGAGTCTCTGAACTTTCTCAGGTGTGAACTGCTGGCACATCTTTAATACCTTCTTACTCAGTAGGTACTGTGCTTCACGGAAGTTATCAATGATTGGACCTAACTGCATGATGGCCATACTCTGCTTCATCTTAAACAGCATGGCACTCATTCTATCTGTCTGGTCACTGCCTAGAGCTCCTAGATCTACGAAATCCTTTATGTCAGCGTCAAAGCTGTCCTGCAAAGCGAATAGGGACTCTGGTATTGATGGTGGATCAATTCTCTCGGCATCAGTGAGCTCAAAGCCAGGATTAAAGAATACAACCTTGCCTTGACCTGACTGAAATAAGGATTTAGTATTCGAAACTGCTCCACTCTTAGCTTTCCATCCGCTCCCGATCTGTGAGTCCACGATATCGAGAAGTTTGGATCTCCTCATGTTAAATTCTTGCTGGCTATCATTAAGTAGCCTCTGTAGGCCTTGTATCTTCCACTGGAACAAGTCATAGCTAGGGTCAAAGATACAGTAGACAGGCACGAAAGGATACTCGCCTATGCCCCACGGATCTTCCCCGCTATATAGCAACCTGTTCTCTACAATAATGTTATATTCAACTGTCTTGTAATAGCCTTCGATCACCGCAAGGTTGGGGAACATGCGCTTCATTAACTCAAGTCTTCGCGAATCTCCCTTCCAAGGTTTCTGATCCCCTGTGCTCTTATCTACTAATATCCAACCCTTCTTATATCTCTGCTTCCAGTACTCATTATAGGCTAGAAGCTCCTGAAGTCCCCACTGTCTCGCATACGGCTCATAGGTGAACTTCTCGTCCCTATTGCCGTAACCCATTGCATCTATTTCTCTTTCGCATCCTGGCACTAAGCTTTTGATCTGGTCCTTGCTCAGGTACTTCCTTCTAGCTACGAAGGTACAATCATCTAGGTCCATCTTTGTGCTGAATGGGTCCCATATCACGTCATTCCAGTTATCCAGGTGGTATTCGATACGGCCATTCACATAGTCTTGTCTGTAGTCAACCCATGGCGAGATCCAGGATAAGCCCGACACCAGCGAGTTATGACAAGCCTTGTTGAACGCCCTATATCCCTTAGGCTGCATCTGAGTTCTAAGCAATTCGGTAAGCTGTTCCGCAGTCTCAGGATTCGAGTTCTCCCTAGGTATCACAGAGCTCATCATCTGGTTGGCACTTAGATAGCCACTAACCATGTTGATGACCTTACGGCTCTTGTTGAAAGTAAGGGCATTCCTTCTTTCATCATTCAAGTACTTAAGCTGATCTAATGACCACTGATTACCAAGATAGTAACCAACGTCTTGATAAGCTTGAGCATAGTAAGTATTTAATAACATATACGCACGGTTATAATCTTGCGTAAAATCAGATACAATATCGTAATCAGTTGGCATGCGTACTTAGTTAATTAAATGTGAAATGATAGAAATTATTTGAACTAAGGAAGAGGGATAGGTCACCCCTCTGCCCTGCATTATGAATTTGCCGCGATTTATGTAAAGTTATTTCTTTAAACTGAAGGCAAAAAAAGAGGTATAAGCACAATTGCCTATACCCCCAATCACCCAACGTGACTCAGGTGAGAATGAATATGGAACCAAAAACCCGTATCGCTACGGGAAAGGGGCACATCCCTTATTTCTACGCCACCTAGGAATTGGTAGTGTGTGGCATGACACAATTCCCAGGAGTTTTATGAAAAAGCACATGTTTTATCCATGCGTTTCCCAATATAACAAGGCTTGGGGATTTAGGTCAAAGGAATTGCTACATAAAAAAGGATGTGATAAGCTGTGCACAGAAAGAGTAAAGGCCAGAGATTGGTGTCCCTGGCCTTGAAAGTAGAGATTGGCGAATCTCATGTTAGAATATATACGCCTCTAACATAACATTACTCGTCAATTTCTGCAATAGAAAATGCGAGATATGTTATGACTCAACGATTTATAAAATTTATTCCCTCATCAAAGTCAGAATGGCTAATGGAAAAGCACCCATTCGCTTTCCTTTTGCTATCAATAATTGCTATACGCGCTCGCAGGATTCCTAATCAGATAGATGGACTGGAAGTTGGAGAGGCTAAAATTGGGGATTGGAAGTCGCTAGGTGGGACCTATAGTCAGTATCGTACAGCCCTGGAAATTCTGGAAAAATATGGCTTTATAAAAGTCATCTTCACAAACAAGAAAAAGGGAATTCTCGAAAAATGCAAAAATTTAGCGACTAGGATCGCGACATTAAGGGCCATCAAAGGCACTGTTGTAAAGCTTTTAAATTCAGATATTTGGGACATAAATTTTGAAGGTTATGGCCATCAAGATCGCGACATGGATAACGACTTAATCGCGACCTGGTCGCGACTTGATCGCGACGAAGAAGAAGGAAGAAAGAATGATAAGAAAGAAGAAAGAAAAGATATAAATCCTCCTCTCCAAACCTCTCCCCCTACCCCACATGGAGGAGGAGGAGATTCATGCGAATCGAAAAAGGAAGATGAAGTCCCGAAAGTTTACGCTTGCCTTGTCGAGCTTGCTATGGAATACTTCATGAAGCAGCGCATAACTCGTGAATGCCCTGACGAAGTGCGACTTTGCCGTGCCGTATTAAGGGCCACTGCACCAGGATTCGTAGCCAAAGACCTTGCAGCTGTGATACTTACGAACTATGCTAAAAACTTACCCGTGAAGGAGAAACCAGTGAACACGAAAGAAGCCATGATCGAGAATAACCGAGACTTTGCCAATCGCCAGCTTCCGCATGACATTGAATCCAGCGATGGAAGCAGCTCAATCAGGAAAAAAGATGTAGGAGTAGAAGTTAAAATTCATAAGCTATTCAGAATCATAGGTTTCCTACAACCAGAAGACGAATTCAGAGAAGCCTTACAAGGGGCAATTAACAAATTCGATTTAGAGGCCATTTAAAGCCTCATAGAGCTCATGAAAATTTTATGGCTATGTCCATATTACTCACCCTGTGATATGCTCATGGTGAGCCTTAAAACAAGAATTGGAGGCATAAAAAGCACATATGACAGAACTTAACATGGATTGGACAGCATTTGAGGTAAAACAGAATGCAAAAGGGAACATATCCTTTCTCATTAACCATTCTAATTATTATCTTTATGTATCCGTAATTCCAATTCCACCTAAAAGGAAATACTATGATATACTAAGAGTTAATCCTAATACTATTATAGTTATAGAACAAGAATTAATGATTACTAACCTGTCATTCAGATTGGAGAGGCAATGAAGCAAAAAAAAGAGCCTCAGAAACTGAGACTCGAAACCGCAGAACGGGAAAAAAGAAGACTTGCTAAAAAAAAGAAGCTAGGCTAAAGTTTTAGCTTCAAAAGGAGTCCAACATGGCTAACCCTTCCATCCCCACATATTCCGCATATTTCCGTAGTCTATGTCATCTATGCCTCTGTCTGGTCGGAATTGCTGCTCCGTTATGGCTAGCATACGAAATGCATCAGCACCATGACTCGTGTAGTCATGAAATGGCTTGTCACCATACACCCGAAATTTCTCGTTGTACACTTTTCTGTAGTTCTCCAAGCACTTTACTCCGATCTCACACTTCTTCTCATCGAACCAGCACCGAGGAAGTATCATGCGCACAGCCTCTATCCCTGACTCAAGAGAAAGCTTTGGTGCTACCCGAAAGACAAGACCAAGTTTCCGTGCAGCCTCAAGTCGAGTCACGCCTGTGGATAGCTCCCTGGCTTGTATATCATGCGGTGCTACGTGAAGATCATACACACAACCACTGTCCCGCCTGTAGTCATCAAGAATGCGAGCATAATGAGCCAGCCCTTCCCCCGAATTCTCATAGTAGTTCACCAGATGTATCTCATTCGCCACAAACTGAGCAAAGAAAATGGCCGTGGAGTCACCGATTCCGAGGTCCCAGTATGTCCTCACAGGAATTGAGGGATCAAATGCTACGCGCCCAATCTGGCCCTTTTTTCTGAGGTCATCAATTTGCCTACCATAATAGCTACCTTCTTGTCCCCTGTTGAAGTTGCAGTAGAACTCTTGCTGGATCATGTCCTCAGGCATACCCTTCCTGCGCTCGGACTCGATCTGCTCTTCAGACAGAACATGGGTGTCTCTCACGGTAAGGTTCTCGAAGAACCACTCGTCAGGATACCGCCTAGCTATTTCCGCGAGGTCCCACCCATGGTTCTTACCCCTTGGAGTGTAGATAAAGGCACACCAGCCACCATTAGCTGCAAGGATAGGCTTAATGAATTCATAAGCCATAGGGTCCATAAGGCTCCACTCAGAGAACACAACGCCTCTAGGGTTAGTACCCATGATAGAGTCGTACGAGTCAGCCCCTATAAGCTGTATCAAGCTCTTCCCGCGGGCACCATTGATCCAGATCTTCATCTCAGTATTGTTCGGGTTCCCATCAATGATCTCGGGAGGGATGTAGTCAAGCATTCTCTTGCCGTCATTGGTCATGCCATCCCAGATAACCCGTTTTGCCTGTGCGAAGCTAGGAAGGAAATAGTAATAGGTCCCAGGCTCAAGGAAGGCTCGCTTAATCATGTAATTCCAAAGAGTTGTATCCTTGCCTCCTCTACGGTGCACTACCCAACAAATGTTACGGACCCCGTCATCCAATGCCTTCAAGACATTAAGCTGGTACGGTCTAGGCTCATATCCAAATGGTAACTTAATTTCCACCATCTTGACCTAACCCTCTCATATATTCCAAGTATTCTTCTCTACTCATCTCTTTGATCTCCAATACTTTAGATATCTCACTGAATAGGTCAATGTAATCTCTATAGAACTGGGCAAACAGAATCATTTGCTTAATTACAAGATGACCACTTGAATCAGGGTCAGAGCGTAATCTATAGCTCTCAAGGAATAGAGTCTCATCCGCGAGCTCATTAATGCCGTGGTGTAATTCCATAAGTTCTTCATCGTCAACAAATACTTTGAGTACATTGTCATAGGACTCCGCAGTTATAACTTGATAAGGTTGCATAAAATATTTCCTTGATAGTGGAATGAATAGAACGCCGAGTTCCAGACTTGAACTAGAATCTAACTGCTTATCGGGGCAATCGCTTTAACTTAAGCTAACTCGGCTGAAAGAAGGGGGTATAGACACAATTTCATATAGGCGAGCCTAATTTGTGCCTAACCCCAATTGAATTTACTGATTCAGAGAATTGCAACACGCCCTGAATGTACCATGACTTCCCTATGAATAGAAGAAGCCATAATTTAAATCTACTTTTTCTTGAATCCCTTTAAAGTTTCCGCAAGTCTAGCTTCCTTGCCTACTTTGCCACCTTTCTTCTCAGCAGCTTTTAACTTGCCTTCAGGTATCTTCTTGTCAGCTGCGACACCTAATGCCTTATGCAGCTTCCCTTTGCTCGATGGAGGCAGTGCTTCCTGAATCCACTTCTTTTTTTCTGACATACTCTTTGCCTTCTTGGTTGAAATCTTCACATAATAACTTGAACATGATAGGGCCACCTGCTCTGAAATGCAGCACTGGCTCAGCTCTAGCTACAATTCCTTCCATTACCGCACCTGTCTTAGATAGGTAAGATATAGGGTTCTTAGCCACAAATGCCACTATGCTCTCTATGGTAGAGCCATAATAAGGAACAGCAGGTACTTCAGGCTCATATCCTAGATATATTAAGGGAGCATTATATAAATCGAATTTCCATGCTATCTCTAGCACATCCCTCCTATGAAGCCACCAGCCACCTACTACCACATCGAATAGCACAAAGAATGGATCATGTCCATAATGGCCACCGCCATTTATCTTTGGTCCTACGCCTTCCCCGCATAGGACCACATAGGAAGCCTCAGGGAAGTGTTCCTTGAACTTGTCTAAGGTAATGTTAGCCATAAGGTAATTAAGCAGCCCTGAGGGAATTAAAGCATTGTCACTGCGACCTCCATATTCTACCTTGGTGCCGTCATAGGTAATGCGGATATTGGTGCCATCTATCTTCTCAGTTACTGACCAATACTTAATAGTACGGAACTCAGGACATGTATACTCACCCATGATGAGCCTGCCCTTAAACTTGCCGTCCTTCTGTTCTCTCTTGTACAATGAATTTATCTTAGGATATAACATATATACCTCAATAGCAATATCTTAAGATATACTCAGGTAAGCAAGTGTGCTGAAAGAAGAAGTACACAACGTATACCCATCCTAGTAAAAAGTGCAATAAAGCCCAACAGAAGCTCTTATTTAGTGTATAGCTTAGAATTACCGCTAATACATGCCACGGTAATGTCAATGGCTCTATCCACGTGATCCTGTTCTCGCTTTTCGTATCTTCTAATTTCATCTTGGAACTCATCATCCTCCCTTCTCGTTACAGGGTAGAAGAGGTAACGCAAGTGCGTTTGGGACCAACATAAATTCAGCATCTTCTATAACTCCGATATCAGCTTTCCAACTATGTATCCTATGGCTAATCCTAGCAAGTAGGCTATCACGATCCCCATATTCCCCCCTATCCCTCGGTATCTGGTCCATACCTTGCAATGTGCATATTTATGCCAAATGTGTAAACTATTATTTTAATATGAAAGCAAAGAAATACCCCTATTTCTAGGGGTAAGTGCTGTATCCTAAGTGCGTTGAGGTACCTAACTTGGATTTACAGCTGTGGGAACTTTCTTTGTGCGAGATCTCCGCTTTTTAACTACTTTTGGATCAGGCGCGTACTGAATTCTCTCCCATTCTCCTGACTTAAGCATGTTATATTTCATCAAATCTTGCAAATCCTGAGCATATTTAGTCTTGATACTCTGAATTTGCTCCTCATGTCGCATGCATAAGCCATTCAACTTGTCATAGTCCTGCTGAATGAATGTCAACCGCTCTGAATTTATCTCTGTATACTCTCTCATTAAGTCCCTAATGTGCTCAACTGTGTCCTTCAGCCACTTAAACTGAGCTGTCATGTCATGAGAAGTGTACCAAAATGATCCAATACTAATAACTATAGCTACCCATGCTATAAAAGTTGATAAATGCTCCATGTTGTGCTCCTTTTTCCCTATACATTACTGAAATTCTTCACATAGGTCAACAATTTTTCTTCCATTAAAATAATTCCTATGCAATACGGAAGTTTCAGCCCCATAGGAGACACAATGGCCGTAAGTACAAGGAAGATCAGCTCTAAAATTAAGTTCTACCGTCTTGATTCAATTCTACCTACAGAGAACCAAGAGGTATTAGCCTATGTTAAATTCCTGGTTCATTCGCATCGTTCGGATGAAGACAGTACTGGAGAAATATTTAGATATGTACCTACTGTTTACAGCAAAGAAAAAGGATTTAACATTAAAGATACAGTTACTGGTCAAGCCCTTTACATTCCTAATATCCTTGGCTGGACTCCTCTTCCTGATAAATTCCCTGACTACCTAATAGAGGAAGAAGATGAATAACTTAAGGTACCTTATCGAGTTCAACCTAGACTTCGACAAAGATAAAGTGCACAAGTTCACTACCTGGGCATTTGGTGACGACTTCAAAGACAAGAAGCTAGATGAAATAAGACAGCTATGGAACAAGATACACGGCCACCAGTTCAAGGTAGTACCCAATGAGAACATAGCCGTAACTGTGCCTCATATGATAGAGTTATGGAAGCAAGACGGCGACCATGAGAAAGCCAATGCCATATGGCAGGAGCAAGACAAATCCGTAACCATGTCCGAGTGGAAGCAATTCTATGATGACAGGCTTACAGATCAGAGAGATAAGCAGAAGTATACAAATGAAGTAAGAAGCATAAGGAGTAAAAATTGATGTGCTGGAAGAGAATAGAAGACGAGTTACCCAATCCTGGAATGAAGGTGCTGGTGGAATTCGACGATGGAGAAAAGCAATACTTTGAAGTAGAAGAAGAAAAAGGAAGAATTCTTAATGAATTGAAATTTAGGCAGTATTCCACATCAGGTAATATTCCAAGAAATGATGTGCATTGCGCTAAGAATGAGCGAATTAAATACTGGATGGAGGTGCCATTGAATGCATTTAAACCCAATTTCGGAACCCTCCTGTGCATGGGTTCATCCCCACTAAGCTTTACATATAAACCATTAACCCAAAGCCGTTGCTACTAGGAGAATTATGCTAATAACAAGAAAAAATACAACTATTAACTTATTAAATGTAGATGCAATTACATCTACTAATGGAATTACATCATGTCAAATTAATTTTTATATTGGAGATAAAGCTCATTACTTTGTATATGATACAAAAACTGAACGTGATTCCGACTTGGAATTCATCCTAGAAGCATGGGAGTCAGTAGAAGCTATTGAAGCTCACTACAACATTACGAATCGGCACTTAAACAAGTGGCTAGATGCCGACTGCCATACGCCTACCAATGAACAGGAAGTGCGGGTTAAGCTAGCTGATAACCAGGAATTCGGTGCGGTATACAGACATGGGAAATTCTGCTTAAACTCCAGTGAATTAGCATATTTCTCAAACGTTAAATATTGGAGAAGTGTATGCTAGTAAGACTTGATAATAACATTTTAGATATAAGTAATTTAGAAATTATTAGGCTTCAAGATACAACTAGTAGTGATAATGTTTACCTAAGCTTATTATTTAAGGATCACACAAGTTATTCATTTTATTACGCTGATAAAAAATTAGCCCAGTGCCACTTTGAATTCCTATGGAGTCAAATTAAGAAGTCAAATTATAACCATGTGGAATACGAAGAAAAAGCTGCGAAACCTAAAGAAGCACCTGAATGGATATCCGTTCATACAGCAATGCCCTCACAAGACTGTAAATGCTATATCCAATGCGAAGATGGGTACCAATATGCAGTAGTGTATGATTCCGACATAGAGAAATTCAAGACAAGGTTCTCTGATGGGGATGACGACTACTTCATTAATGTAACTCATTGGAGGCCACGATGCTAGTCAGAAACTTAGACAAGGTAATATGCCTGGACCATGTATTCGTCATGTCCAAGAGAGAATACAAGAAGCAAATCGGTTATGATGAGGTGGCTTATGCCATCTCATTTGCTTCTATTAGTGACTACGGAGTAGAAGAATGGGAGTGGGACACCCCTGAACAAAGAGATGCCGTATTCGAAGGCATATACAGCCAATGGGTCAAGAAGTATTAAGGCCAGTGCTTGTATATCAGCCTCAATACAAAGGCAATGACGGCACCCATGATAAGGCATAGGTATATAGCCATTACTATGGTAAGTGCCGTGGTTACGTCTTGTAAATAGGTTACACTATATTCCTGCATCTGCACTACCAGGGCTCGAACCTGGGACCTTGAAATTAACAGTTTCCTGCTCTACCACTGAGCTATAGTGCAATAAATTACTCTAATTCCTTAATGTTACCATTGTGGTTCTGTTGAATCAATTATTCTGCTTCCCCAGTACTCATCGTCGCTGAAGTCGCCTGTCTCCTGAACTTCATTACCTCTCCTGTGAAGCAATTTCTTAAAGGATCTCGTCCGTAGTCTTGCTCGTATTTCTCTGCCCATCTTATCAGTTCCATCAAAATAATAGAAGGGTTCTTCCCACGGCTCACCCTCTTTTGCTTCATACTCTTCTTCTTTCTTCTTAATCCGCTCATATACCTCCAGGAATTTAGCCTTCAGCTTCTGAAACTCTGCTGATCTAATTGGGTCATGCCTGCACTTGTATTCCATTTCCAGCACTATAAGGTAGTAACCCCATAGGTCATCGCTATCCTCGCCGAAACGAGGACATGGGTACCACAATAGGTCAGGAGTAAAGAATTGATAAATAGGAGGAGGTAATGCCGTAATGGTAGTTGCGGAATCAGGAATTGCTTTCATACACCTCCAATGAAAAACCCGCACAACACAATGTCATGCGGGCAAAGGAATCTCCAATGAATTAATGAAGAGTTACGTTCTTCTTCTTCAACATATGACATCCCGTAATTTATGTCATCATTTTCTTTCTTAATGGAATCTTAATCTATGTACACAGATTTGTGTACAGAAAAAGTAAGCCCCCAAGGTGACTGAATCCTTGAGGGCTACAACTCAAAAGGCAGAGGAAACATTACCTATGCGCCTACAGAATACAAAATGCCGTATAAAAAGTAAACCCCCTAGCGCGTAAACACTAGAGGGCTCACCCTATGAATGGTTTTGGACAGAAGAATTTTACGCTTCTTCTGCAACCTCATCCTACATAATTCCGTATTTAAAGAGAAATATATTCATATCACTTTGAATATAAGGTATTTATGAACCAGGTAACATTATGTGACGAATTCACACATCTAATGTGCGGATTTGACACATGAGCTCATATCTTAATCGGATCTTAATCTATTATGATACAGAACTAAGGTGCGGGCATCACGCATGTGAGAAGGAGAATAGGTCCTATATACTTAAATGGTTCTGCCTTAGTCACTTGAATTATTAACTAGGTTTGGAAAAATTTTCAGTGACATTAGGTAATAGGTATCACGTACTCCCTATGGGGCAAGGGGGGTCTTGTGCCTATCAATTTAAAGTTTTAATTACTGCATTACAGGCCCATAGAGAGCATGACGCACACGCTAGGCTATAGATACAAAGGGCAGCAATAGAGGCTGCAACCTAGGGCATTATAGCGCGAATTAGGGTGGGTCATAATCTCCATTATGGTTAAACACCGCTCACGCTATTGTGTGAGCTCATTGGGTGTGGCATAGTTGACAACGTTGACTTGCAACTGACCCTTTACATCGGCTTTAAGTTCTTGCTTGTCCGACCAGCCGTACCTGTTGCTCATGTTATAGTACCATGTTCGGCTATTACCTAGGCAACTCCCTAGTGCTTGCCTTTTACCTATGTCTTCCCACATGGCTTTCCCTTCCTGCAATGCAAGTTCAAAGACAGAATTTGAGAACTCATCAGGGTATTTGCTAAACCATTCTTTGATAGTTTTGTAGCATAACCCCCCAAACGAATCGACACTATATCCGCCCCGCACATGAGTGCATAGCTCCTTAAATAGCTCAGCTCTCATTTCCTTGTCAGCTTCTAGTTTAGCCACCTTCTCTTCATAAGTCATCTTTTCATGTTTCATACGTTTCTCCTTAGTTTACACCCTTCATAACCCCTTGATTACCATATAGTTGAGAGAACATTTTCTGTAAATGCCATCATCATGCTTGCATTAAATCTTGCATGTGTGCTAGTATTAAACCATACGCAAGCTCAAGGTACTCAATGAGTAACACAAAGCAAGCGTAACCTGATTGACTCCTAGGTGTCCTATTAGATTAGGCTAGTCGAGAGATCAGTGATTAGAAAAAAGCCGTAAATTAAGAGGTGAGAATGAAAGGTACACAATTCAATTACAAGCTCTCGGCAGGGTACGACGATGAGCACGGGATGACATTTATTAGGGTATTCTCCGATGATATCCTTGTAATTAATCGAGAGAGATTAAGGTATGAGAGCCTTGGATACACAACGCATTTAGAGTGTATCAATGAGCAAATGGAGGTGTCAGCATGAGTAAATTCTATAAGGTAACATTAGGCAACCACAAAAATGGACAGCAAGCATATACTTGCAAAAGGAATTTCTATACCAAGAGAATGGCCTTGCATTTTATCGAAAGGACATTAAATGAGGGTCAATATAGGGATGCTGTATTGACAACACATGAAGTAGATGAGTTCAATTTGGTGAGCCTTATCGATTCACAGGAATTTCAATATGAAAATATAACTCAGCAAATTTACCGTATCTCTCATGAGGTGATCTATGACTGAAGACTACGGATCAGTTACACATGAGGGGCGCGAGCTCCTCTTTACACAAGAGCCCTACCTTGATTTAAATATTAGGGGAAGCGAAACATTCGAAGGCTTTTTTGTATGGGCCGAATGTGAAGAGTTTGAATATAAACTCTTTTGGCCATATAACCGCGACGAATTAGAACTAAAACCCGATGACGATACGGAAGACTGCTTCCTTGTCAACTGGAACAATTTTAAAGTTTTATGTAAATTTAAACTATAGGAAGGTGAGAATGAAATATAAAATTGAAGTAGACAGCGATATACTATCAAGTAAATATGAAACTAAATCATATGAAATGATGTTAAGTATTGTTAAAGAATGTTATGATAATCATAATTTTGATGTAAAAATATTTGAATTTAATGATCAAGAAAGGCTTGTGGGTTTTGAACATTATCGGCCTAAAGCATTTCCAAAATTAACACATAAAATTTAATCCAAGGAGAGTGAGAATGAAATATAACCAATTTTTTGAAGTAGCCACCCGAAAGGATGGAACTAATTTCGTTAGGCATACTAATAATGCGCCTGAATATCTAAAGGAATTTGTACAAAAGGTACATCAGGAACTAGAGTGCGGATTACCTAATGACTGGATATACAATGAAATTAGCAACGCCTTTGACGCCATTGAAATAGATGAGCTTGAGGAAACCCCTTTTAATCCTGATGAATATACCCATCAGCTATTTGAATGGGCTAAGTCAGGTTGGGCGCAATACATGATTCAGCTTTACAATGACAATATTCATCATAGTAAAGACATGATGGAGCAGATTCAAAATGGCCAATGGTACGCAGCCGACCGAATATTTCATTTGGTTAAGGAATTCATAGAGGAGAACGAAGAAGAGGAGCAAGAAAATGACTGAAATGCACGCCATCATCAAAGGCAAGAAGTACGATACCGAGACGGCGAGGAGGATAGGGAGTCGGGAAGACTGGGATGACTCGGTAAACTATTGGCAGCATGAAACCTTTTACTTAAAGAGAACAGGTGAATTCTTTCGTGTAGATGACAAGCGGACAACGTGGGGAAACATTTACAACTACAAAAGAATTGTGCCTATATCTTTAGAGGAAGCTAAGAGTGCACTAGAGAAAATATTAAAGGTGGAGATCTATGAAAAGGTTTTCGGAGAGGTAGAGGAATAACAATGAGTAAAAGAAAGCCTAAAATGGTGAAACACTTTTACGGATTCAGATACACGGGAGCAAGCAAAACTTCCGTGTGGGTAAATACTAAATACGTTGTTGGATACCTTTATATCTTCACCTCTAAACTTTCTAGGCAAGCATGGCTAGAAAGAGAGAACCTATCCGTTTCAACTGGATTAGGAGGAGGCAAAAGAGAAAGTATCTTCTGTACAAAAGCAATTGAATTAGTTGGACTAACACAATTCAGATGCCAATTAGAAAATTTTAAACCAGAGGATCAGTATAACTATGATTGAATCAATTATACAATTCATATTTACGCTAGTCATCATTGACATAATGCAAGATGTGAGAAAGCACGGAATAAAAGTAACCATAAGGGATGAAAATGTTCGATAAAGATAAATTTAGAGATGAGGTTAGAAACGAAGTACCAATTTTCCGTGAGGCATTATCGGAATTCATGGAGCAATACTTTGAGAAGAAAAATATAGCTATACTGGGAGCGGTGGGTGTAATCGTGCCCACTCTTATAGACTTGCTCCTATTTGTTATTCACGAGGTGCCGATAAATAAAGAAGGAAAAAGAGAACTCTTTGAGCAGGCATTAAAGGGAGCCAAAAAGCTATATGATGAATACGAAAGTAATAATAAGGAGGGCTAATGGGCAAATACAAAGCCAAGGAAATTAAATACGTGGGGACTCATGCAATTAGTGCAAGGGTTCCTCATGACTTATATGTCATGTTCAAGACACTGTGCATCGAGAACGGCATATCTATCAACGAAGGAATAGTGCAGTATTTGCGCTACCTTAAGTCACATCATAAAAGCATAAGGGAGGTACACAATGAGTCAACAGTTAGCGATTTCGAACTGGATGGGCGCAAGTCTCCATGAGTTCACTAGCCATTTAATGCTTGAGAAGTCAGCTCCTACAGTTGAAGCCTACCGTTATGACATAGGCAGGTTCTTAGAATTCCTCATGGAAAAGAAAGTGAGACGTGCGGGACACATCAAAGCTAGCCATGTGGTTCAGTATCTAGGGTTCTGCAAGCAAGGGGGCTCGGCTGATGCCAGTATCAATAGATACTACATGGCTATAAGGAATTACTGTAATTTCCTGATGAGAACAGGGGCTATAGAGAAGGAGTTCTGCCGTGATGTGCCTGTACCTAAGCTCAGTGTTGTAGCCCCTAGGATACCAACACGTGAAGAGGTGATGCGGATACTAGCCCAGCCCGATGTAACTACCGAATTGGGATGCCGAGATAAGGCTATACTTGAGCTACTTTATAGCTCAGGTTTGAGGTCTAGTGAGATATGTGACCTAGAACTGCACCATTTGACTCAGGACAGCGTAACGGTGTTGTGCGGTAAGAGGGGTAAGACCCGCACCGTACCTATCACCACGGCAGCCTATGACAGTATAATGGCCTATGTCTTAAATTTCAGAGGGAGACAGAAAGGTTACTTATTTGTAACCATAATGGGTAAGCAAATGCGCAGGCAAAAGCTATGCGCTATCGTAGAGAAGTACGCCACTAACGCGGGAGTTGAGGCCGTGACCACTCACACCCTACGGCATACATGTGCCACGCATCTATTGGATCAAGGCGCAGGGCTTAGGTTCATACAAGAGATACTAGGACACAAAAGCATTGCTTCAACTGAGAGGTATACGCATCTCTCTAGCGAGTCAATGAAAAGCATGTTTAAAACATTTCACCCAAGGCAGGAGGTAGCGCATGGATGAAGAAGAAAGAATAAAGCAAATTAAGGATTCGAACAAGAAAATTAGCGACACCTTAAGGAATGCGGGATTAGAAATTGAATGCGTGCACAAAAGTGACGGTGGTGCAGATAAGAAAATTGAAAACCTTATCAAGAGAGTTAACAAATGGCGGGAAGGTATGCAAGTTCATATTAGCCTACTACCTGAACATTTGAAGCGAGACTACGTTGCCGAGGAATTTAACTATCATATTAATTGCCTCGCATATGTCGTAAATCGTTTAAGCGAAGACCAAGAGCAGGCTAAAGTTATGGCTGAGCAAATTGGCCAAGTAATTTATAACACAATTTTATACGGAACCATGAAGGAAGAATAATGGACGAAGATTACACAGATAGAGAGAAATTAGAGAAGTACAAAAGCAAAGTATGGCTTGCCGATGTAGCTTTTCAAGTAGCACATGCTACTAATGTGGATGACCGAGATGAAATATTAGATGTCCACTTCACAGCTACAATATGGAAGTTAACAATGTTAATTAAAACATTTGCAGTACTTGAAGGTGATGAGCAAATTGATTCACTTTTTGAATGCATTAAGGAGGCAATAAATGTCAGTGATGTCAACTAAAGATTACGAACTATTTAAGTTACGTAATGATAATAGAGAAAAGATAGATAAGAACCATTTAAGCAGAATGGTTGAATCGTTAAGAGATAAGAACTTATTATATCTAAAGCCAATATTAGTTAACTCTAAATATGAGATAATAGATGGACAACATAGATTCTTAGCTGCTAAAGAATTAGGAATTGAACTATATTATGAAGTAAGTGATGAAATAGAAGCTAAAGATTTAATACAAATGAATCTTAGTTTACAATGGAAATTACATGACTACTTAAATTTCTATGTAAAGAATGGATATCCAGAATATATTAAGTTGAATAACTATGTTAAATCAAGTGGAGTACATTTAAGAAATTGTATCGGTATTGGATATGGTAATTCCCATGATACAATAAATGAATTCCGAGCAGGTAAATATGTATTTAATATGGATCAATTTGAAGATAATATATTTCTAATTAATAAAACAATTGAAACTATAAATAGATATGCAGGGAAATTTGAATTTACTAAGTCACTTAAATTTTGGAGGGCATTAATAATTCTATTTGACCACCCATCATTTAATGAAGAGATTTGGATAGCACGTCTAACTAAATATGTATACAGAATACAAGTAAAAGTTTCAACTCTTGAATATTGTAAATTATTTCAAGATATATTTAATAAGAACAATGCTGATAAAGTTGACCTAACTTGTAACTAAATGAGTATCCTACGCTCCATCCATACATCATGGTAATCGCCCTCAGAAAGCATTGCTATGATGTATGACCTTGCCTTATCGAATTGCAAGCTACATCCCAGGAGGAAGTCTTCAGTGGCTCCCACTTCTCTACCAAATATAAGGTATACCAGGTTCTGCTTTAAAGTTATCATACGAGCATTTCCCTCTTCTTGGCCTTAACGTATTCAAGGTACTCTTTAATCTCTCTGTAATGCCATTTACGCGTCTCAAGGGCTAATACCTCTTCCCGCACCTCTTGCTGCTTAAGAAGGAGCTTGTGCATCTTTCCATTAAGCTTAACGTTGATGTCGTCAAGGTACTCGATGAAGATGCGTATTGACTTCTCCATAGCTTTCATTTGGTCCTCAATAGGAGCCTTCTTCATCCGTAACTTGCGGAGCTTATTTAAAGTGAGCTCGACACTTGGCTTAAGTCTTACCATTTATGAACTCCTCGCTCTCAAGGATAGCACCCTTTATATCAAAAGCATTAATGATATCTTTATCAAATGATTGAATGAATACCCTTGTTTCGCCTTCAGGGTACTTAGTCCAAGACTTGTATCTAAGGACACAGAAGAGCTGGGAGTCATCCTTCCATACAAGGCCTTTGAAGCAGTCATTAACTAGCTTCTCAAGGTTATCGCCGTCTGGCCTTATCGCGTGCGGTAGGAATTCGCGCGCTGGGGGTTCTACGAGCTTTGAGCTTCGGGCGAGTGGCATGCGAAAATGGATAACCATTAGTAATGGCTTCAGGAAGGGCACATGACTTGTCTCCTTTACGTACTCTTCCACGTAAGCTTTTACTTTGCTCATGCCCTTGTGCGAAGGGTTGTAGGCTCCATATTTGCCTAATCTTACTGACATCTTCGGTACAGGCGTAAACGGGATGCGAATTGTGAATGTCGACATAGTGGTCATATCTCATAAATTTAAATTCTGTTCTAGGTTTCGCAGAGTAAATCTTCTGCATTTCTATCTTAACCACTTGCTTGTAGGTAGCAATGATATGGCTATGAATAGTTTCAAGGAAAAAAAGAAGGTAGTCCGCCAGCTCGAAACTGAGAGTTGCAGGTGTAAGCTCATCCTTTAAACTTTTTTGACTTATCTTATGTCCAGTGGGAGGAGATACAAAGAATGTGATTTGCAAAACCACTGGTATTCGTGAATCAAGATAGCTGTTAAAGAAGGCTTTCAAAATATTCTTCCATCGCGGGTCCCGTTCATACTTAGAACGGTTAGACGGACTACCAAGCTCGTATTTCAGCGAATAGAGTGAAGGCTCCTCAGGCATAGTGAATACCGCAGTGACCCCCTCGGAAGGGAGCCTCTGTAGCTTTCTTATCTTCATCTTCTTGATGAGTGCCTTAAGGTCCATACACTTCTACTGTCCCCATTACTTCTTTTATGGTACGCATGTAGTCATCTACATCGCTGAATTCTATCTCTGTGCATGTATCTATTACTTTCTGATACATTTTCACCCAGTTACTAAAAGGAGAACTCATCCTTATCAGCGGGTGGTTGGGAATGACCAGAATTATGTGCTCCATTATTCTCCTCGTGTCTAAGAGCTTCAAGTACAAGCTCTTTAATAGTTTCGTTCAGGATATCATTATCAATTTTCACTAAGGGGAAATACTTAGGCTTAACACCTTCCGCACCTTTCACTTCCTTCTGTGGGAAGTTGAACCATTCTTTATCTGTCATCTTGAAATGCTTGCAGTCACTGAATATGAAGCCAATTGGTAACACCTTCAGTGTAAAACTTGCCTTAAGTGAGCCCTTATTTATAGCTCTATAGTTACTGATCTCTACTGTTGTCATAAATTTCCTATTTGTTCTTCTTCTCTAAGTAGCCGTCCCATGACGGCTGGTAATAAAGATATGTTGTGCCCTCTGTCCCGAACATGCGGTTCTTAGCTACTTTGATCTTGACCTTGTTAGGGTCAGCCTGTGCCTCTGTTCTACTGCACCTATGTAGAATAATAATGTTATCCGCATATTGCTTAATGGAGCTCGAACCTTTAAGCCCATGCATACCTACTTCTTCCTGTGCTGCGGAACTCTGTCTTGGATGACAGATAAGTATTAAGTGGATATTGAATAGGAATGCCAGCTCATGCAACCTCTTCACTGTTTCATCTATAGCCTCATGGAGCTTATCCTTGTTATCCCGCACTAGGTAGTCAAGGTGATCAATTAGCACTACCTTTACACCCATGCCATTAGCTATAAGCAAGGACTTAGCGAATTTGTCCATATCCGTGCCTATAGTATTAGGATTCACATATATCGAGTGAGACGAAGTGAAAGCATTGAAGGCTATGTTATCCTCCTCGGTGAAGGAGCACATCTTCATGGGCTTCCTAAGCACGATAGAGGCTATCTTACGCATCACTATCTCAGGCTTCATCTCCCAGCTATTTATCCATACTGGGATACCCTGCATTACACAGTTCACTAATAGGTTCAGACAGAATGTGGTCTTGCCCACTCCCGTATCTGCCGTGACAACTGTGAGCTCGCCCTTGCGTATTCCCTGCATATAGTAGTCTAGTCCCTTCCAGCCAGTAGTGAATCCCTGATCTATCTCAGTTCTATATTCATGAGATAAGTCATGCAGAGGAATGATATCTTGCTTCAATTCAGGCGTATTCAGCTTGAACTTACTAACGTATTGCTCTGTAGGAGCCTCTCGTTCTTCTTCCATAACTTATTTAAATACTTCCCTAGTGGTGCCTGTATTACTTCATCGTGAGCCTTGGGAGCTTCACTAACCTTGCATATGACATCAGGCGCATTACCTAGCCAATTCATGATAAAAGCTAGTGCTCCCTTCCTGGTCTTGCCCTTGTCGCTCATGAGCCATAGCTTCATTTTATTGAGCTCGCCTTGTATATCCTTCTTAGGATAAGCCTCTTGTATCTTCTTCATGGTTAAATCATTAATGCCCACGAATTGATGAGACTCCCTATCAAAGTATATATCTGACATGCTGACCCCTCTCTCGCAAAGTAATTATTTCAGGAATTCCTTGCAACTTTTTTCAAATACTTCTTATTTCCTGCGTATCTACTTCTTCGGAAGCATTCTCTAAGTCGCTCGTTATCAACATATACGAAGTTAATAGCATCACGAATAAGTTCCTGAACATGGACTTGGCTCCCCCTACGAATTGTCTCGGCTGTAGCTATATCCTTCAGTGTCTGGTACATCTCTTTCTCAATGCGGAAGGGAATGCTAACTGAAGCTTTGAACTTCTTATATCGGCCCATGCTTTCCCTGTACTTGATGGGCAAATACTTTACAATAATTTCTTTAATTGCTATGGGTCAGGTAAGGCTTTACCAAGGGGGGTATATGTCAGAAGATAGAATGATGCTGGAGCAGTGGATAGCTGACTGCATGTTAATAGTGGTCTATACCATGGTATTCATAACCGCAATATTCGGGACCATATTCTTACTTGTGTGGCATTGATGGAGCTACCAAGAGTTACAGAGATATTAAATCCTTTCACTGGCTTCCGATTCGTAAAGAAGGACTTGCTTGAATCCGCAGCTGAGAGAGGTACTAAGGTACATGGCATATGCGCCAAGATAGCTGAAGGCCTCTATGTGCCTGATTTCACTATAGATGAAGAGTTGCAGCCCTATGTGAAGAACTTCAATATCTTCATGGAGCAATACGTAAAGGAAGTGCTCATCGTAGAAGAAAGGTATCAATGCACAGAGCTAGAATTCACTGGCCAGGTAGATATGGTAATCATGACTAAGGATGACCGCAAATTCCTTGTGGATCTGAAGACGGGTATCAGTAAGCAGAAGAGCCATGCGGTACAAATGGCAGCCTATAGGCACCTACTTGATGAGCATGATATCCAAGTCTCAGGAGCTATGCTTGTATACCTTGCCAGGGAGAATGAGCCTGAAGTTGAATTTATCACTGACTTAGATCCTCATTGGGAGGTATTCAAGTCAGCCTTAAACTGTTACAATTACTTTTTTAAAAGGAAAAAGAAATGACACGTAAACAAGACGAGATAGAGAAAGCTATTGATTTAGCTGCCGATGAGTTTAGAACAGAAATGCCACAGATTCAGAGAGTGGTGCCTAATATTTACATGCGAATCAGTGCTATTATGGCTGAACTTGACTACATCCAGAAGGGTACAGCTAAAGTTAATGGCCAGTATAGATTCGTAAGCCATGACCAAGTTACTGAGAAGATTCACCCTCTCTTAGTAAAGCATGGCGTTGTGATCCTGCCTACTGTAGAAGAAAGCATACAGGACAATAACCGCACAGAAGTAAAGCTGCTGATGCAATTCATTAACATTGATGTACCTACGGATGTAGTAACTATCCGCACAATTGGATACGGTATTGATGGATCAGATAAGGGGCCTGGTAAAGCCATATCCTACGCTTATAAATACGGCATCCTGAAGACATTCTGCCTTGAGACTGGGGATGACCCAGACCAGGATCAAAGTGCTGTCTATGAGCCTGTAAAGCCCCTAGATTTCGAAGATACGATGCGTAAGGTTATGGCACTAGAAAGCCCAGCTGATGTAACTATATTCGTTAAGCATTGTGCGGAGAATGCCAAGATGAGCGAGAATGCTATCATGGAAGCTGCTATTAAGAAGCCAGTGGAATTCAGAGATGCGTTCTATAAATGGAAGAAGAGTAAATAAAGAAAGGGGAATTACTTCCCCTTCTTGTTACCTGCTACATTGAGAGCTATGGCAACTGCCTGCTTTTGTGGCCTGCCTGTTTCCTTCAACTCCTTAATGTTCTCGCTAATAGCTTTCCCACTTTTTCCTTTCTGCAACGGCATCTAATTTCTCCTCTATTCTACGGATTCTAAAATATATTGAGGTTATCCCACCTAGGATAACACCTATCAAAAAAGTAATTACGCTCATTTCTTTAACCTTTGGCTTTCAAGTATAGGCAAGTTAGCCTCAGTAGGCACATATACTACCGTGCTATTGGTTTGGTTCAAGCCCTGTATCCATAGATACCTTAAGTAGCTCTCATTCTCATTAAGGGAGTTACCAATGATCTTGTTAGCTGTAGCCATTCCTTCTGCTCTTATGATCTCAGCTTCAGCTAGGCATTTAGAGCTCTCCTTCTTAGCTTCTGCTTCACATACTGCTATCTGCCTATTAGATTCGGCTCTAGCAAGCTCTCCTTTACCCATCATATGCTGATGCCATACATGAATGAAAGGATTTACGAATTCTTGATATAAGCCTAGGCAGAATATGAATATCAGCACATTCCTTATGCATTTATACCAAAAGCTATACTCTTCAAGCTGCTCAAGCATTACTTCACCATTCCTATCTCGGCCAAGTACTTAGCAGGTATAACCGTAAATGTACCCGTAAGTACCCGATTCAAATAGAATGCTCCTGTGCAGTACATGGCATTGTAATTCTTGTGCTTCTTATACCAGCTCTCTACGTTATCGTTTAAACCCGCTATACACGCATTTATCACTGGGTGGCTAGGACATGCTGCTATGAACCCATTAGCGCAGAATATGGCCTGCTGTGAGCCAATATCGCGGGCTTTATGTTCCAGCATGAGCACAAGTCCCTTATTGGGTATAACTTCAAAGATATCGAAATAGCTTTCATTGTAATATGGGGGTGAGAAGTCGCAATCGAGATACACGCCTCCATAGTGAGAGATAAGTTCCATTCTGAGCACATCTGATGCCGAATGGTAATTCTTAACCGAGAGAAGGAAATTGAGCAGGATATAGTTCTCGTCGGACATGATATGCTTAAGTGCTGGTATATCCGCATCTGTCCAAAGACAGTAGTCATAGCCGAAGTAGGCAGCATATTGCGACCATATCTCATGGGACTCAAGCACATCACATGTAGGACTCCCGAACCAGATTTGATGTATCGTGCGGGGTATCCTCTTCTCGAAGTACGGCAATGAGCTAAACAATAACGAGTCAGGCGTTAAAGCTTGAATCGAAAGCGCATCGCAGTTCTTGTCGTACTCAGGCAAGAGGCTTGCCCATGCTCCAACTTGCGTAGACAGTAAGAATGATAATGATAAGATAAAATTTGTGATCCATTTCATATTTCCTCCTTGGAAAAGTTCAGCTTCTCAAATCGGGAAAATTATGGCAAGTCAAAAGAAGGGGTATTCCTGATATGCGGGGGTCTTGTCTGTAACTTCAGTTATAGCCTTATCAGGCTGTGGCTCACGATATGGCTCTAATTCTTCTTTAGAAGGCTTAGGTAATAAGCATGGGCAACATGAGTATAGTATAGGGGGTATCATGTAATGTCTCCTACATGGGCAGTTAATCGAGTGCTGAGGGCATTCTATCGTATAGAGGTGTCCATCGTATTCTAAGTAGAACATATTCTCAAATGGCCAGATAGTGACTTGTATCTTGTCATTAGCTGCAAGGGGGAAAAAGAAAAGGAGCCAGAAGAAATATCTCATGGCTCCAGTATGAACGGAATGGAAATTTTAGGCAAGATTAGACTTGATACATCATTGTATATCTAAACGATGCTGCGGAATTATTCATTTGTAATGTTCCTGCTGCACCACTTCCACAAGCTACAGCCGTTGCAGTTGTCGCATTTGGATTCCCCACCATTGAAAGAGAGGTTGTAAGAGCTGGCCATGTCCAACTCGCACCATTTATATAAAATGTACCGTTCGGGAATCCGTTAGTCTGGTTCTTAATTGTGAAAGGCAAGCCTCCAAATGTCGCGTTTCCTGTTCCTGTTGCTGCTGTTATAGTTATTCGCGCCTCTACATATACTAAGTTTCCTATACGGGTATAATAGCCATCTTGAGCTGTATAAGTTGTTGTACCTGATACAGCTCCGTCAACTGTAGGAGTAAATGTTCCCTCGGCATAATTAGAAAGAGCTGTTCCTGATCCGAAGGTGATACTTGTAACCGTTGGGGTGGCTGAAAAGGCGGGATCTGCACCCGTTACTCCAGTCATTACTGTTCCAGTGGCTGCCACACCTAAAGATGAAACTGCATTGCTTGCACCAGCTATTAATACACCGTGCTGTGTCACCGCATTTGCTGTTACTGCGCTAGTTCCATTACCTGTCAATACTCCCGTTAACGTGCTTGCTGATGTACCTCCATTTGGAACTGTCAAAGGGGTTTTTAATCCTAATGATCCTATTGTAACAGTTAAATTTGAAACAGTCGTGGTATTAATTGTTGATGAACTTCCTGAAAAAGCCACTTCTCCTAAACTTAATGTTCCACCGCCAGTAATAGCATTTGTATTAGAGCTGTTAATATTTGCATTAGGTAAACTCAAAGTCGAACCTACAGATATAGCCGAGGCTGTACCTGATTTAACTGTTAAATAATTGCTTAAATTTGAGCCTGATCCGCCAATAGTTAAACCAGCATTAACTGCCGAACACTCAAAAGCTACGTATTCTAATAAAGATGATGAAGTCCCTGATGTAGTAACTGGGAACATAATAATAGAATTTTTTATAAGTAAGCTACCTGCACTAAATGTGCTTGCAGTATTCGATAGACCTGTATTTGTAATATTACTATTATAAATTTGTAACTGACCTATAGAACTTCCTGAAAAAAACGTTGTATTACTTCCTAAATCACCATTACAATTAGAAACTGAAATAACTGAACTTGCATTAGAATTAGTGAATGATATACCATTATTATTTAAAGAGTTTAAGAAACAATTACTTAATATAATTCTACAAATATTACTTCCAGATACTGTTAAAAAAGCTGCTGAATTTGTTTGAAGCCTAACATTAGAAATTGTTGAAGTTCCTGCGCCTGTCATGGTCAAATTACCTGTAATAGTAACAGTTGGAGTCCAACCAGCGGAAG